CCACCACCGCCGCCGGCAAGAAAACCGGCCTTCAGGCCCTGCTGGCTGCCGAGCAGAACCTGGGCGTGAAGCCCCGCATCATCGGCGCGCCTGGTCTTGATTCCGAGAACGTCACCGCCGAAGCGATCGTCATCGCCCAGAAGCTGCGCGCCTTCGTGTATGCCAGCTGCTGGAACTGCGCCACCATCGAAGAAGCCATCCTGTACCGCAACGGCTTCGGCGCCCGGGAGCTGATGCTGATCTGGCCGGACTTCGTCGCCTTTGACGTGAACACCGGCACCGTCGACAGTGCCCAGGCAGTGGCCCGTGCCCTTGGCCTGCGCGCCAAGATCGACCAGACCATCGGCTGGCACAAGACCCTGTCCAACGTGGCCGTGAACGGCGTCACCGGCATCGACAAAGACGTGCACTGGGATCTGCAGGACCCCAACACCGATGCCGGCCTGCTCAACGCCAACGAAGTCACCACCCTGATCCAGCGGGAAGGCTTCCGCTTCTGGGGCTCCCGAACCTGCAGCTCTGACCCGCTGTTCGCCTTCGAGAACTACGCCCGCACCGCCCAGATCCTGGCGGACACCATCGCCGAGGGCCACATGTGGGCCGTCGACAAGCCCATGCACCCCTCCCTGGCACGGGACATCCTGGAAGGCATCCGGGCCAAGTTCCGGGAGCTCAAGAACCTGGGCCTTATCTACGATGGCGACGCCTGGCTGGACCCGGAGATCAACACCGAGGACACCCTCAAAGCCGGCAAGCTGTACATCGATTACGACTACACGCCGGTACCGCCACTCGAAAACCTGATGCTGCGCCAGCGCATCACTGACCGTTACCTGGTCGACTTCGCCAGCCGCGTGAACGCATAAGGAGCACTGACCTATGGCACTCCCCAAGAAGCTGAAGAACTTCAACCTGTTCGGCAACGGCGATAACTGGCAGGGCCAGATCGCCAGCCTCACCCTGCCCGAACTGGCGCGGCAGATGGAAGAGTACCGGGGCGGCGGCATGAACGCCCCCATGGACATCGACATGGGCATGCAGAAGCTGGAATTCCAGTGGACCCCCGCCGGCCTGATTCCGGAATTGTTCGACAATTTCGGCACTCCCCAGGCAGACGGTGAAATGCTCCGCTTTGCCGGCAGCTACCAGCGCGACGACACCGGCGAGACCCTGCCGGTAGAGATCGTGGTGCGCGGCCGCCACAGCACCATCGGCATGGGCGATGCCGAAGCCGGCGCAGACAACACCGGCAGCGTCACCACCACCCTGAGCTACTACAAGCTCACCATCGGGGGCGAGGAAGTTGTAGAAATCGACGTGCCCAACATGGTGGAGAAAGTCCGCGGCGTGGATCGCCTCCAGGAACACCGCCAGAACATCGGCCTGTAAGGAACCCTGACGCATGAGTAAACCCCAAACCGTCACCGTAGAACTCGACACCGCCATCACCCGTGATGGCGACAAGGTCGAGAAAGTCACCCTGCGCAAGCCCATGGCCGGAGAGCTGCGCGGCCTCAGCCTGGCCGAAGTGCTCAACCTGGACGTGGACAGCATCACCAAACTGGTGCCGCGCATCAGCAACCCCACCCTGACCGAGCACGAAGTGCGCAACATGGACCCGGCCGACCTGACCGAGTGCGGCAAGGAGATCGCCGGTTTTTTGCTGCAGAAGCGTCACAAGGGCTGATCCCCCGCCGGGTGGATGACGCCATGGCCGACATCGCGGTGATCTTTCACTGGTCACCGTCGGCCATGGCCGAAATGAGTGTTGCCGAGCTCATGGAGTGGCGGGAACAGGCCCGCAAGCGAAGCCAACCGGAGGAATAATGGCCAAAAGCCTCGACCTGCAGGTCATTCTCGCCGCCCGTGACAAGATCACCGGCCCGCTGAAGAAGATCAACGCCACATCCACCGGTACCGCCCGGGCGCTGAAGCAAAGCCAGCAGGAAATCAAACAGCTCAAGGCCAGCCAGCGGGACGTGTCCTCGTTCCGCAAGATGGACCGCGCCATCCAGGAGAACTCCCAGTCCCTCAACGCTGCCCAGGAGAAAGTCCGGCAGCTTGGGCAGGAGATGCGCAGCACCAGCAAGCCCACCGATCGGCTACGGGCGCAATACAACCGGGCCCGGAAGGAAGTCGACAAGTTCACCCGCAAAGGCCAGGAACAGCGCAAGGAGCTGGGCCGGGTTCGCACACGCCTGAAAGAAGCCGGCATCAGCACTCGCAACCTGTCTGACGAAGAGAAGCGTCTGGCCGAGCGCATGAAAACCGCGAACGATCGGATCCAGAAGCAGCGACGGCACCTGGAGCAGCTTGGCAAGGCGGATGTATCCGGCAAGTTCAACAACATGACCAGCGAGGTCGGCCGATTCGGCCGCCGCGCCCTGCTCGCCACCGGCGGCGCCGCTGCCGGCATCTTCGGCCTGGCCAATTCCACTGCCACCCTGGGCGACCAGGTAGCGAAAACGGCAGACAAGATCGGCATTGGCATCGGCGAGTTCCAGGAACTGCGCTATGCCGCCGAACGCTCCGGCGTCTCCACTGAGAAACTGGATTCCAGCCTGGAGCGCTACGTGAAGCGTCTCGGTGAAGCCACGCAGGGCACCGGTGCTGCTCGCAAGGCCTATGAAGAACTGGGACTCTCCGCTGATCAGCTCTCCCAGATGACGCCCGAGGAAAGCCTCGGCCTCGTCGCCGATCGCCTGCAATCTGTGGAGAACCAGTCGCAGCGTGTGGCACTGGCTGCGCAACTGTTTGGCCGGGAAGGTGTGGCCATGGTCAACATGCTGAAAGACGGCAGCCAGGGCCTGCGAGAGCTGCGCGAAGATGCCCGGCGCACCGGTTACGTGCTGAGCGATCAGGCTGCCCGGGATGCGGAGACTTTCAAAGACGCCCTGCTCGATGCCCAGCTGGGCCTGGCCGGCATGAAGAACACCATCGGTGCGGAACTGATGCCCGCCGTCACCGAACTGATGGGCGATCTGTCTTCCTGGATGCGAGAGAACCGGGACCAGGTGAAAGCCTTCGCTGCCCAGTTCGGCACCAGGCTCAAACACGCCATTCCGATCATCCGGGATATCGCCGTAGGTGCGGCATCCGCTGCCAGAACGCTGGGAGCGATCGCCAATACCATGGCGGGACTTGTCGGCGGCTTCGACAACCTCGGTATGGTCCTCGCTTTCCTGTTCGCCCTGAAGCCTGCCTTGGCTATAGCCGGCTTCGCGAAAGCCATATTCACGGCCGGCAGTGCAGTGGTCGGCCTTGCCGGTGGTCTGCCCGCCGTGGCAGCCGGCATCAAGGCCATCGGTCTGGCCCTCACCGCCAACCCGATCGGTCTGATCATCGCCGCCATTGCCGGGGCCGGGTACCTTATCTACAAGAACTGGGGCGCCATCATGGACTTTTTCCGGGGCTTGCCGGAGACGTTTTCCGGGTTCGGCTCCATGATCATGGATGGCCTGGTCGGCGGGCTGCTGGGCGGCCTGAAGAAAGTGAAAGACACGGTAGTGAACGCCGGCAAGAAAACCATCGGCTGGTTCAAGGATGTTCTGGGCATCAAGTCACCCTCACGCGTGTTCATGGGAGCCGGCCAGGACACCCTCGAGGGCTACCGGAAAGGCATCGAGCACCAGGAGCCGAAGGCACTGAAACAGGTGGCCGGGTTCGGCAAGCGCGTGCGCCAGGTGGGCGCCGGCATTGCCATCGGAGCCTCCACCCTGCCGGCCGCCGCCGGCGTGCAGTTCGACAACCGTCCACCCGTGGCCGCGCGCGCACCAGCTGCGGCCGCCGCCGGTGACAGCTTAACCATCAACGTCTACGGCGCATCTGGGCAAAGCGAACAGGAGATCGCCGCACAGATCGAGCGCATGCTCCAGGAACGCGACCGCCGCAAAGCCATGCGCGCCGGCAGCGCCCTGTACGATCGGGAGTAAACCGCCATGATGATGACCCTCGGCATGTTCGTCTTCGAGGTGAAATCCCTGCCCTACCAGCAGCTGCAACGCTCCACCCAGTGGCGCCACAGCAGCCAGAACCGAGTCGGTCAGCGGCCTGCCTACCAGTACCTGGGCCCTGGGGAAGACACCATCACCCTCTCCGGGACCCTGCTCCCGGAAATCACCGGCGGCCGCATGACCCTCGACGACGTACGCATCATGGCCGATGAAGGCAAAGCCTGGCCCCTGATCGAAGGCTCTGGCCGGGTGTACGGATTCTGGAGCGTGCGGGCAGTGAACGAAACCAGCAGCGCCTTCTTCCAGGATGGTGTGCCCCGCAAGATCGACTTCACCATAGACCTGGTCCGGGTGGACGAGAGCAACTTCCAGGCCTTCCGGCAACAGGCGGCCACCAACCGGGACGCCGCCATCGGGCTCGGCCTGTACACCCCACGCCGCAGCAATAACAACGGAGGCCTGATCGCGTAATGGAGCACAAGGCCCCGTCTTACCGCCTGGTGGTTGACGGCACCAATATCACGCCAAGGGTGAACGGCCGGCTGATCGACCTCACCCTGGACGAAACCCCGGGCGACGAAGCAGACACCCTGAGCCTCACCCTCAGCGACCACGACAGCCTGCTGGAGATCCCGCCCAAGGGCGCCGAGATCCAGCTGGCCTTCGGCTGGCAGGGCCAGGCACTGATCGAAAAGGGCCTGTTCATCGTCGACCAGTCCGACTTCTCCGGCCCGCCGGACACCATCACAATCACCGCCCGCAGTGCCGACA